AAAGAGCAACTGATCCGTATAGAAGGTGAGATAGCACTTCTTAAACACGAAATACAAACGATTCGTGGAAACCATCTTGCCCACTTAGATCAAAGAGTCTCTCGTATGGAAAAAGTTATGTGGTCTATTTGTTTAATTGCTGTTACGCATCTACTCTACACAGTCCTCAACTAAATTTGCTTTTATTCACAATTCGCCTTATAGTAGAGTTCTATGAAGAGGATATTAATAATTAGTGATCTGCATTTGCCGTATCAACATTGTGATGCCTTTAATTTTTTAAAAGAAATTAAAAAAGAATACAAACCTGATTTCATAATTAATATTGGAGATCTACTAGATTTTCACGCAATCAATATGCACACCCACGATCCTGATCTTTACTCAGCAGGAATGGAGCTTGATAAATCTAAAGAATACATAAAAGAACTCGAGTCTATGTTTCCTAAAATGATAGAGGTAGATTCTAATCACTCTAGCTTAGTTTATAGACGAGCTTTGAAATATGGAATGAGCAGACAATTTTTAAAACCATATGGCGACTTTCTTGGAACTAAAAAATGGAAGTGGGTCGATGATTTAACTATTACTATGTCTAACGGACAAAGGTGTTTTTTTACTCATGGCAGAAGTGCGGATATATTAAAGGTTTCTCAAGCTATGGGTATGTCAGCAGTACAAGGCCATTATCATACTAAGTTTGTTATATCTTGGTGGGCTAACCCTGATAACCTATTTTTTGGTATGAATGTAGGTTGTATGATCAATCAAAAAAGTCTTGCTTTTGCATATGCTAAAAACTTTAAAACAAGGTTCATTTTGGGTTGTGGAGTAATAATTGATGGAATACCACGTCTTTTACCAATGGTCTTGAATAATAAAGGCAGATGGATTAATAAGCTAGTATGACCATCAAAAAAGACCCTCCTGAAAGCAAAATAAAGCCTTTTAAGAGGCGATCAGCACTTGATAAGCAAATAGGGGGCAGTCATTACAAATCGAAGTCTGTGGGCGGTATAGACCCCATAGAATTGATTGTAGCTCATAACCTAGATTTTATTGATGGTAATATAGTCAAATATGCAGTAAGAAAAAAAGATTATGAAAGCAATAGAGAGAGATACGAGAAAATTAAACACTATTGCGAGTTGGCATTGGAGTTGAAATGTGGTTCACGTTAGGTAAATTAGCACTCAAAACAGGCACAGAGATATATAAAAATAAAAAACGAGCAAAGCTATTAGAAAGCGAAGCGGAAGTTAAACATTTAGAAAGAGTTGTAGCTGGTGAGATTGAACATAAAAAAGTTACGATTGCTGCACAGCAAGGGGACTGGAAAGACGAATTTTGTTTAATATTAATTTCGATTCCTTTGCTTTTATTAGCTTGGTCTGTATTTAGTGACGACCCTAATATTCAAGCAAAAATAGATATATTTTTTGATAAGTTTTCAAACCTGCCTACTTTCTACCAGGCTCTTGTAGTGGGATCTTTTTCAACGATTCTTGGAGTTCGTGGAGTATCTGCATTTAAAAAAAAATAATTAACTAACCTTAGAATTGTGTTAAGATTATTTAATGAACGTAAAAGATTATATTTATTGTGAAGCACAATTCTTTTTTGCACCTTTAGAGAAAGACGAACCTTTAGGCAAAGCAATATCTATATCCTTTATTGATATCTTTCCTAAATTTGATCATAAAGAAAAAATACTTAAAAATTTTGAAGAGAATGGCCTGGTGCTATTAGACTATGAAATTACTTACAGGCCAATGAAAAATAGTGAACTTAATGACTATGAACTAGAAAATGTCACTAAGCATTAAAATATAATAGCACCTAATACAAAACCAGCTACAAAGCATATCCACTCTCGTCTGTAGTGAAGCTCGATAGCTTTCCAGTCGCTTTTTGTTTTTCCAAATATCATCATAACCTCTCCTTACCAAATAATTGAAGCTCTCTTTTTAGCTCTGATTGTAAAAGAGATATTTCAGTATTCTTATTATTATATGAAAGTTTAGAAGATAGATAGTATTTATCTGCATTGTCGACTAGTTTTTTTGCAGCAAGATACTCCCTGTCTTGCATTAATAATACTTCTATTTCTTTTTGAGACCTTTTTACAACGTCGTTTTTAAGCTCTAGGTATTTTTTAGCATATACCTGTTTTAGCTCAGTCTCTCTATCTACTTTAAGACCATACCACTTATTGTAAGTAGCTGATAAGTCTTGAAGCTCTCTCATCAACTCACTTACATTTAAGTGTAGATAATCTTCAGAATGGGATCTTGTCGTCAAGTTCTTCATCCTGTTCATTGTTCATCATTTCCCTGTCTATTTTTTCTAAATCCTCTTGAGTAATAGGTTTAGCATTATCAGGGGCAAATGTTTGAGGTGCTACTGCTGGAACTGACTCCGCAACAGTTTTAAATCCTGCACCTATATTGCCTCGTTTTTGATATGGTCTTTTTAACCTAAATACTTCAATCAGTTCTTCGTCAGCTCCATACTTAGGAGTCTTGAAAGGTTGTTGAATTACATATTCCTTTGACATTTCCCAACCTTGCTGCACGTAATTTTGTATTTGCGGTTGATTATACCAATCCATCGGCATTTGAGATGGTTTGAACTTCCTGCTAGTTACACTGCATTTATAAACTATCTCAGTTAGTTTTCTCTGATATTGGGCAATTGGAGCTTTCATACCAGTCGCATATATATTGTTTGATTTACAAGCTATATATGGGTCTTTGCTTTTCTTTTGCATATTTTACCTTTTTTTTAGTTGTTGTTTATATTTTTTTGTTTGCTCATCAAATAATTTACTTGATTTGTAAGCAGACAATAATCCTAAAAAAGCTCTATGGTGCTGGGCTTTACTTACCACTCTTCTTACCTCTATTTTAGAGCCATCTTTAGGAAGTCTTACAATACACATACGATCAATTTTTTTACCTGTTTGTTTTTCATATGCATATTTATATCCATGTACTTGGTGAAAGGCAGACACAAAAATACCATTACTAGTTTTTATGTCTATCAACCAAACCAAGCCCTCCTTGTCTTTTGCTAGTAAATCAAGTGTACCTGCAAACCCACCAGGCAAAAACACTATTTTTTCAGAAGCAACTAACGTGAAGCCATTATCGTTCCACCACTTAACGAATTTTTGAAAGCAATCTTTTATTACAGGGTCGCTTGGTTCTTTATATGAAATACCTTTTACAAATTTTTCACATAATCCATGTACTATTTTACCTGTAGAAAAGACGTTTGTTTGTTTATCATTTGCTCTAGACTCAGCTCTATCAAATATTTTTTGTATTACATCGTCTGACAAATGTTCCTCTAATTGAACTTTTATATTATCTTTGACCTCTCTTACCTTCCAGTTAAGTAAGGCAGGTTTATTAAGCATATCTAAAATTGAAGATACACCTATTATATACTCGCCATCTACTAAATATTTATGAGATGCGTTTTTAAAGGTCATATTATAACCATTCTCTAGTTTTATTGTTTTGTCACCTTGATCAGGCATTACCACTCCTTCCTGTGTTTAATTGGTTTTAGTAACCATTTTATTGTTGTGCTTAGTGTTGTTGCTAATTGATTTAATCGCCAGGTAGATAGCTCGTTATCACCTTTCTCGTACTTTTGCTGCTGTTGAAATGTTACGTTTAAACCTCGTGCAACTTTTGACTGACTCATACCACGAATCACTCTACCAAGTTTAACTCTTTTACCAAGCACCTTGTTAAAGTTATCCCTTGATTTACCATTCATATGATATTTGTTTTTAGCGACCTCAAGCTCCTCTTGAGCCTTCTTAACTTTTAGTTTCCATACTTTCTGTCTCACTTATCCTCCTTAATTTAAAATATTGTGATTGCGACCTTCCATGCATTTTCTATACATATGCGTGTAAAGAGTCTCAGCTTTAGGATTAGTAATCCAAAAGTTAATACGTCTAAACTTGCTAACTTTCTTCTCACTATCTTTAGCCTTCCATTCACAATTGTGTAAATCGTAATCTATGTTTTGTGCGTTTGATTTTTCAAACTTTGATACTCCTACCGAATCAACAATTGGAGTGTATTTACTGCATCCTTGCGTTAGGGTCAAAAGAACCCCTATCATTATTATCCTTTTTAACATTTTGTTTCCCTTCTTAGTTTATGTCATTACTTTATATCCCTGCAATTTGAATGCTAATTTTTTTCTCTGTTCCCTTTTAGCAATCAACTTTCTCTCAATACTTTTCTCTTGCTCTAATATTTTAAAGTATTGATTACTTTGCTTGAGATTTTTTATCGTATTTATTTGTGGCATTTGCCCTCTCTGTTAAGAAGTCAGTTACGTGATTTCCTAAATAACTAACTTCGTTTTTAACAACACTAGCAAGTGTTGTATTTGGTTTATATTTACCAAATCTTCTTTTAAAGTATCTAGGCCAGTCTTTAGCCTTACCTTTAAATATTGATATTACTCTAGGCATCAGCACCTCTCATTTTAAGTGGTGGTAATACCAAAGGTTTGACTTTGTGATTAGGTCTAAATTTTACTTCAGGGAACATATCTGAGCTAACCTCTTCACTTGGCCAAAACCCTCTACCAACATTCCAAATTAAATTAATTAGTATGTTGAATCTTCTTTTATCTTCAGAATAATCCTTTTTACTAATTACGTTTTTTAGAGTCTTTCTAAGTTCCCTTTTATCTTTAAACATAAATGGAACTGCTCTAGATCCTTTTATTTTTATTTTTATTACTCTAGCCATTTTTTTCCTTTTGTTAGTTTTTTTATTATCCATGACTAAGTCGTACCTGAGTTGCAATTGTTTGTAAAGCAAAATAAAGCGGTGAGTTGTACTTTATATATGTAAAAACCTAGTAAAATGGCCATTTTTAGCCATATATACACAATATCTAGTTGCATTTAGACTTGTTAATTGAATTATTACTAAAAGATTGTTAAAAGAATCAAAAAGGGTTATTACTGAGTCGAGGAACTTTTTAGTTAGTTTTTCATTAATTATCCTTTTTGTAAAAAACGTAAAAAGTGGTGGCCTTGCTCCCTCAAGGCCACCCTCGAAAGGATAAAATGATAAAAGTAGAAGTAACTAAAATATGGCTAGGCAAAGTATCAGTTAGGGATTATGTCTATAAAAAGGCACTTAAAACCAAACAATCTCTAGGTATTACGCATGGCAAGGAGTTTATGATAATTCCTTACGAGAATCTAAAAAAGGCCAAGCAGTACACTGACACCATAATTCAATCAAAGTTTAATAATAAAAAATATAGACTAGTAGATTTTGATTGGAAGCCTTATAAGGAAGATAATCCAAATCAAGGCAAATTATGGCAAAATACAAAACCAAATCTGAACGAGACTACATGAGCAGAGTTGCGGATCTAGGATGTATCTGCTGCGGTCAACCAGCGGAACTTCATCATCCAAGATCAGGCATGGGTATGGGTCAAAGAGCTAGTCACTTTGATGTAATTCCATTATGCCCAACTCATCACAGACATGGCAAAGTATCAATCCATTTAGGTAAGACCCAATTTGAACGAACCTTTGGAACTGAAAAAGTATTACTTAAAAAAGTTAAAAAGGCATTAGTTGAAAAACAAAAAATGGAAAGTTTTTTATTTGATGTTGCTAACAACACTCCAAACGAGGATCAATTTGAATGAGTTATAGATCAGGATATTTTTTGGCCTTTCGCAGTATTTGGAATCATCCAGCTTTTAAAAACCATATTGAACGAGGTGTTTGGTTATATATGGTTTCAAATGCATCCCATAAGGACAAGGAGCTAAAGTTTATGGAAAACCCTGTATTTGTAAAACGAGGTGAGCTTATTTTTCCACTTCGCAAAAATGCTAGTATTTGGAAAATGCCATATTCTTCTATGAGATCCCTTATACAAAGGTTGAAAAAAAAGAAAATGATAGAGGTAAGAGTAGCCACTACTCGACCACATCATAACCACCCTTATAGATCCGTTAGTATAATTTCCATAGTAAATTACGATAAATTTCAACAGTTCGATTTGACACCTGACCAGCTCAAGTCCACCTCGAGTGCATTACTAAATAACAATCTAAGTAATAATACTAATCTTATAGGATCAGCAAAGAGTGGGGATAATGGGTATAAGGTTATAGAAACATGGGGTGATGAGGATATCGTAGAAAGAGAGGGCAAAAGGTATAGGAGGCACAGATGGAAAAAAATACCGATGATACCACTATAAAGTGTCCTCAATGTAAAGGCACAGGC